TTTTGATGTGAGCTTTCTAAGAACCATTGAGTATCCGCACCTCCACCAATATTGATTACGTACAATGTTCTATTCTTGTAGGCAAGCAGTCTATCCGCATAGGCTTCTAGTTTTATAAATTCTTCACCATCATTCACACCTATATCAATAAAGCTAGTAGGTAGTATCGTGTCAAACTTGTTTATATCGCTAAATAACAGCCTATCAGGTTGATGCACAACACTGCCAGTAGAATCTAGTGTTTTTACATTTGCTATAAACTTTCTTCTATTTGTCACCACGCTTGTTTTGTAACCAGAGGCTGTACTGGAAGCTATATGATTTGTAAAAACTGAAGAGGTGTATCCATTCAAAGTTTCAAATGTATCTATGTTATTAACCGATATGTTCACAGAGCAACGCAATACCTTAGACTGAGAAAATGCTACTGTCCAACCTGTATACTCTCCTTCTAGGCTAGAACGACAACCTTTTGACAGGTCAATATCTGCGACTAGCTGGTACTCGCCTTTGGTCGTACTATCTCTCATATATATTCTACCACCACTAATTCTCTTATTGTATCCGTTAGTAGCAATAATTCTAAGGTTTAAGTATTTGTCAGCGCCTATCGTTATAGTACCTTTCATTTCGGATGGTAAAGACTCTTGCCTTTCGTCATATATAAATGTTTGTGCAAATTCAAATGTGCCAGCCGTCATTGTTCCAGCGCCGGGTTGTGTCACTTCTATGTTGAATCCAAATCCGGGGTCTGGGGCTACGATATAATTGTCGTTACCAGCGCTCGTACTAACTGTGTCTGCTAATGTTAAGACACCAGAACTATTTGCACTGGATATAGCGTGCTCCGAGCTATCTTCTAGGTTTATTAAAATAAAACCTCCAGTATCAAGAGCTCCTTCGTGAGCGGACCCTAATCCAGCTCCCGGGCTTCCGTCAACCGTAGTGTCACTATTAGAACCACTCTGAGTAATATCTCCAGTCATAACTAAGCCACCGTTAGTAGGGTAGCCAGTAACAGTCGCACCTGTTATAAATGGGTTTTCAAAGGGTCTGTACAATCCACTAAAAGTGCTCACATACTCAGATATAGTTTGTGTAGAACTGCCATCAACTACTAGCTGTGTTCCATCATCATCAAGCCAAAGCTTTCTTTTAACAAACTGATATATCTTCGTAGTGTTTGTTGCTCCAAAAGCAGCATCCGATAATCTCACTGCTCCATCTGCTATATCATAAACTACTTGACCTCCTGTGAATCCAGCAATCACACTTGTTACATTCATATCAATCTCATCTGCATCAAAGCTACCGCTCTGAGAAAACGGGGCTTGGTCTTCGCTTATATCAATTTTTGTAGAAGAACTTGGGTCGGCAAGAAATGTAAACACACTAGGTGTATTTGTACCATCTAATTTAAAATCCATGACTGCTTGAAATAAACCGTAACCTGCCTGCATAGCCCCGCCCAAACTAGGGTTAGTATAGTTAGTACTGTTATCAATAGCTTTTCCAGCGGACTTTACCATACCCAGCTCGTCTACAATAACATTATTAGCTTGCGCTAATTCGTTGTCTTGTATAGAACGGGCATTGGTCTTTGTGTTCAGCCCACCATCAAAACGTGTGTATGTCTTAAACTGTTTTGGCATTATTCCTTAATCTCAAAATGTACGAGGTCATCAAATCGATTGTCTTTGGTCTTTGTGTCTTGGTCCCAGTCTCCACCCCAACGAATATTTAATCCCATCTGCTGTGCAATACCTATAACATATCCGCCAAAATAGTGAAACCTATCACGGTCAGACCAGTCAATAGGATAAGGAGCAACATCGACAGCAATGCTAGGTAATTTATTGTGCTTTCCATTTGGGTACTTAACTTTGCTGTTCCCTTTTCTGTATGCTTCGTTCTGTCTTTCCTCACCCCTATGACCTTCAATGATGGTGCAGTCGAATCTCTTAACAACTTCTTTAAATAATTCCTGTAATTGCTCATCGCAAGTCTCCAACCTACCTAAACTTCTTTTGCTGAACCTCGGCATTACTTTCCCTTGATAATACCTTCTAGTAAGTCAGTAACAATATCAACGCACTTCTCAAAGAATATCTGTTCTTTTTCTTCTGACACAAAAGGTATGTCAATCTTTTCATTAATCTTGGTAGCTATCTTCTGAGCCATATCATCGGAGCCAAGTTGGTCTACCATTTTATTCTTGATTGCGTCAGCTTGCAGTTCAGCAGCTTCTATTAACATTTCTTTTAAATTCATTTTACTTCTTCTTTCTCATAGTTTTTTTCTTCTTAACCATCCCACCTGACATCATTTTCTTTTTCACCATTCCACCGCCCATTTTCTTTTTGACCTTACCACCGTGACCCATTTTCTTCTTTTTAGTATGATATGGCATTTTATGCTCCTTTAACCTCTTTTGTTATTTTGATTATAATGTATATCAATGTTGCCACCGATACCATTGTCTGTATTATCATTGGCAGATTTACCCACCAAACACTTACTCCTATTGTCCCGTTGCCTACTGCTTTTAGGGTGTCACTCATCATCCTTTACCATTCATCCTTCCCTTTATATAAGACAAGTCATCGGTCACATCATTTAACTCTGATACTATTGCTTCCCTGTGCCTTTGACTTGTCTCATCCGACTTGTTCCAGCGGTCCAACATTTTTAAAACTATGCTTTCCACATTTCCCATCTTTGTTTCTAGCTTTGCGTTAGCCTGTCTAATATCATCTAAGTCTTCGTTCTGCGCTTTCTGGCTTGACATTAGATTTAACACCATATAGCCAAACAAAACTATGACCACACCCATTGCTCCGTATTCAGCATAAGTTTCTAACATTTACTTTTCTTCTTTCTCCTTTGATAAGGATTCTTTAAGAGCGTTGACGAAAGCTCCCTTTCCGAATTGTAATTGCTCTAAGTTAAAAGACATGGTCTCTATCTTTCTTGTAATGTCAGCTAAATGATTGTATAGCGCTTTCTGTTCATTAGTCATGTCTTCAACCAGATATTCGTTATCGTCGATTTTTAAAACAGCTTTGTTTTCTTTGTTTGCCATTTTATACTCCTATTTTTGTATTATGCTAGAATCCCCTAGCGTTATCTTTATGTCCATTATTAACGAGTCTACCTCAAAGATAGAGCGCATTAATTCTTCTTCAATCTCCCTGTGGCTTTTTCCAAAATAAATATCATTGCAAGCCCAAGCGAATACACACACAAGCAGCAAAGCAACAATAACACCATTATAAAACTTACCAGTTCTTCTAAAAAAAAATTTAATAGTCTCATTCATCTTTGCAACTACAACAGCAACAGCATTCGCAATTATTTCTTACCAAGGTACACCACTACCTTCTGTAGCTGCAGGTGGATTTTCTTGTGCATCTATTTGAGCTGTAATACTATCCTCTTGAGCTTTTACAGCATCTTCACCTATTATAGCTTTTACCCATCCAATAACTACATCCTCTGTTAAATCATTGTATTCGACAAAGTCTACACTTGACCAAGGATTTTTAGCTTCAACAGCTGGTACCGTTGGCACAGCTGGTGTTTTTACATCGCCTACTTTGACTGCTTTATCAACAAGCAGAGTGTCTTTATCTGTATACAAAACTGCTGGAACTTCTGGTATTTCATCTACAGCTTCTACTATTTCTAAATCTAAATTTATATTATTTCTTTCGCCTACAGAATACACTTTATCGTCAACTGTTTTAGAGCCTAGAACACTGTAATTTATTTTGTAAACAACATTATCTTTACTGTCTTTAGATAGGTAATATTCCAAACTATTTATTTTCCATGTTATTGCCATTTTATTCTCCTAATTTATTTTCTAATTCTGTAACTTTTGCTGATAGCTCTTTTATAGACTCAACTAATAAAGGCACTATCTTGGTATAGTCTACTGTTAAATAATTTTCTCCAGTTTTTGATTCTGTACCCTCTGCATTATTCCAATCTATTGGTGCAAGGGAAACTGCTTCTGGTAAAACTTTTTTTACTTCTTGAGCAATTAAACCAACATCATGTTTTCCAGCGTAAGGCATTTTTAAATTACCAACAGGTGTTTTTTCTACCCAATTAAATTCATTACCTTGTATTTTATTTACTTTTTCTAAAGCATTGGTAATTGACTTAATATTGTCTTTTAATCTTTTATCAGAGGTATTTTGGCTCAAGCTTCCTACTAAAGCTGCACCGCCATCTGCGTTTACAGCAAAATTAACAGTTCCCCCATTATCTTCAATTTGTAGTATATTATCACCACTATTAGAACCAGCCTTAACCTTTAACCCAAACCCATTACTATTATTATTATTTATAATCATAGCAAAATCATCAGATTTATTTGCACCTGTAGATATTGTACTATCACCCAGTAGTGTCAAAGCATCAGTTTTCCCAGTACTACTTGTACCACCAACTTTAAAAATAAAACCATTTGCAGTCTCATCAAATACAATAGCACCCTCTGACGTAGAACCATCGTTAAACTTTATTTGTCTTGAGCCACTACCATTTATATCTATATCTCCACTAAATTGAGCAAGTAATGAAGATTGTAATTCAAGAACTCTATTTGTTTGAGAAACAAATGTTATTGCACCAGTGCCTCCATTATATAAACCTGTGTCACTATCGGTGATAAAAGATATAGATGGAGTTGATGCAGAACCTTCAGCAAATAAAGCTTGTCCACCACTATTTATTATCATCCTTGTCGTATTATTTGTAGCAATACGTAATCCAGTATTAGCTGTATTGTATATTATTGCATCGCCACCAAAACTATGCTGTGTTGGGGTCATTCCAATATTCATTGTTCCAGCGTTACTTTTTGCCCCAAACAATGCTTGAGAGGTAGTTGAGGTGCTTTCATTTTCTACTAAAATTCTTGTAAAAGCTGATTGGTCTTTATTCACATGAAGAAGTTCAGTTGAGTCTGGTGCATTCCCAATCCCAACATTTTTTGCAAATTCAGTTTCAGTTAGTCTAAATACAGCATGAGAAGAAAAACTTCCACTTGAATTACTCATAATTTTAAATTCATGTGCTGGGTCTGCTCTTAATGACCATAAATCAGCATCATCATCACCTTGGTCTGATTCAAGCTTTAATTCTGCTAAACCACCCTCATTAGATGCTTTTATTCTGATAGATGGACTTGAACCCTCTACATGAAGAAGTTCGTTAGGCGCATTAGTTCCAATACCCACATTTCCAGAGCTGTCTATTCTCATTCTTTCTTGAAATGAATCACTACCGTTTGGAGTAGTATGGAATGTTAAAAAACCAGGACTATCACTATCCGATACAGATTCACCATCGGCTCTTCCAAATATTGCAGCTAAATTATGATATGAGTTTGAACCATCATAGCCTTGAAATTGTATTGAAGTACCTTCTCCATCATCTGTGCTACCACCACTTGCATCTTCATGCCTTAATGTTAGACCTTGAGCAGAACCATTTCTTTGAAGTGTAACTCTGATTCCACAAGCCTCTGAATCTGATTCACCAATTGCTCCACTATCAACATCTAAAATAGCACCAGGTGTACAGCCTATCCCAACATTTCCAGAGTTATCTAATGACATAACTAAAGAAGTGCCACCAAATGGTGCAGAGGTAGTTCTATAAAAATTTAAAGCACTTGAACCACCAGTATCCGTATCTCCATAAGCAATAACTACTTGGTCATTTTCAAATGTTCCAAGTGTTAGATAATTATCATCATTTGCTGATTCTATATGTATATAATTAGCACCATCATTTCCTTTAACATGAAGTTTTGCACCACTCGCAAGAGAGGATGATATTCCAATACCTACTTGAGCATTTGTACTATCGACTGTTAATACTGCTGTACCATCTGCTTGTGATACTTCAAAGGCATTTGTATCATTAGAGCCAGGTATAATCTTTACTTTATTAGTAGCTAATTTAATTC